TTCATCAATCATCCTATGATATGGATTGATGTCAATAACTTCAGATGAAGAACCTTGTTTAGAGTTCTCAGGAGCTCCACGCCAGTCTTCTGGTACATAGAACTCTACCTCATCATCAACATATCTACGAGATACTTCATTCCATACTAAACCGACTTGGTGTTTCACTAACTGTCTTGCAACGAATACAGGAGCCTTAATATGGAATTGCATAGATGCATGACCAAAAGGACTCCAATGATTATGTTTTGCAAGATAACCAATTAGTTTTTCATCTTGACTTGATAACAAACCCTCTATAGGGCCTGCCTCTGGAATGGATTCCCATTCTGATTCTTTTGCAAACGATACTCTTGCTGCATTTACTACAGAGAGATCACTACCCATTTTATCAATAAATTTAACTTTCATATTCTCTCCATGTAATGGTGCCGGCGACAGGATTTGAACCCATGACCCTCTGATTACAAATCAGATGCTCTACCAACTGAGCTACGCCGGCATATTCCACTAGTCCCTTTTTTTGAAATTGTTGTTACGTCTTGGTGGAAAACTTCTATTAGAATGTCGTGTAGCAAGTTTAGTAACTCTCTCACGAAGCTCTTCATTCATTTTCACCAACTCAGCATTTGACCACTCTAAAGATTTGATCTTCTTACTAAGGTCACTTACCTTAGATTCAAAAAATCCTTCTTCTCTTAGTGCATCACCTTTATCAAGGTAAACTGTAACATCCATTAATTAGACTCCTCTATAAGTTTTAATAGTTTTATTCTATACCTGTTCTTGTTAATTGTCAAGAACCCTTTGTAATTTTTCATCAATTTTTTTAAGTCAACCCATACAATATCATCCTCTAATTGTTGATCCCATTTCTTACTAAAACTTACGAGCTCATCTAAAACTAACATAGTTTCTAATGATACTCTACTACCCAAAAACTCTTTTAATAGTTTTGGATGCGAACTATTCTTTACCTCAAATAAAGGTTCAAACTCTTTTATAAAAGGTTTCATCTCTATTACAAACTGGTCAAAAAATCCTGACCTTCTAAGTAACCATGATTTATAATTTTCTTCACTAAAGTTTGCAATATAGCCACTCTTATCTTTTATGAAATTAGAAACAAGATAATTTCTGATTTCTATTTCTGTCTTATATTTTTTTGAAAGTTTAACAAAGAAAAATCTGTCTTTACGTTTCCAGAAGGAATCTCTAGAAACTTTTGTCTTACCACCATACTTAAAAAAATCATAATCTTTTCTACTAAAATGTGCTTTCATTGCACAATACATTATATAAACGTCAATTGGTTCCATCGTCTTTTTTGTATCCATCTTCTTCAACTCTACGAGTTGATTTATCTCCTACAATACTTGCCGCAATAAAACTTGAAGCTGCTAACATTGGAATAACATATATCATTTTATCTGTAAGATATGCTGTGATATATGTAGGTACTAATACTATGATTGCTTGTAGCAATCCTTTAGTCATTCTCTGGCATCTTTAACTTATAGATGACATAAGGTTCTTTACATACACCATCATCATCACACAACTGTAATGGTACTGATTTTGCATTAGGGTCTAAAGGTTTAGGGTCAATTTTATGCCAAGTGGCTCCCATTGCTTTTTCTTTTTCTATTTGTGCAAAAAACTCTGCATTTGATGAAACAAATAGAATCGGTAAAATAAATAATAGTGCAAACATTTGATACTCCTATATCGGTAATTGTGCTTGTCTAGGAAGAAAGTTTAAGTCTCGAGCATTTGCTTCTATCTTTTCTTTGAGACTTTTAGATATAAGAGAACCGACTGTATCTGGCTCTATACCTTCTTTTTTGCAATACCAAAGTACTGCTTCCATATGTGAAACTCTTTTTTCTTTTGCGATGTTTTCAATCTCTAGTGAGAAAGTTTTTGTAGTACTAAGTGCCATAATTGCTCCATTAAAATATAAGGTGAGGGACTAACCTTGGCCCCTCACGGATGTATTACGTCATCACACGTTTTTGATACTATAAACAATTCCGCCGTAAATAGTATCTTGTCCCATCCAAGCCGTAAATGGTAAATGATTTCATTTTACTGTGGCCTCTAACTTCAAACAATTTCCTTTCGATATTAAGCAGTTCGTAATGCTTTATATCCAGCAGCAACAACTGCTTTTGTTGGTGTTCCGAGCATATATTTCATATATGTCTCTCCGTCAAAAGACGAAACACGTTTATTCAGATAGATTGAAAAACCTTCTGAACGAAGTTGGCTTATAACTGCACGAACATTCTTAACACCATAACGTGATGAAATCTGTTTAGCGGTTAGTTCTGCACCATTTACTAGTGCGGTTGCAACCTTAGTTGCTTGGGTAGTCTTAGTAGTCATAATATAAATTCTCCTTATATGACAGTTTCAAAATGGTGGGTATTCTGTTACTAGGAACCCACCGAACCCTATCCAATTACGCAGCTAGTGCGAAATCTTGAGATGCAATATTATCATTTGCATTTACTAATTTGACCAATAACGCAGTCATCCGACAATTCTCCACTAATCTATCTCTGCCTGTCGATCCTAATTCGCCCCCATCAAAAAAAGACTAGATAAACCAAACCAGCAAGTAGTGTTATGTCTGCACATATACTCCAAACGATATATGCTTTAAACATCCACTTACTCAGTTCTCGTACTAAAGGGTTCTTCATCTTGACCCTCTATTAACATCTGTTCCATTCCAATCTCCTTTTGGTGGAGGCGAGGGGAATTGCACCCCTGTCCAGCTCAGTCTTCAATTCGTATCATCAAATTGTATTATATTTATACCACGTAGTTACTTTAAAGTCAATACCCTTTTGTAAGAAACAGGATTACCTTTTGTTTTCTTTGATTTCAACTCCTTAGTAAGTTCTAAATCCTCACCCACAGCCAAAAAACACGCAGTACTAGGATTCGGATACTCTAATATCGATATTGTACCCTTATCTAGATTAGCCATAATTAGAACTTTGTGGTCTTGACCTTGCATACCTTGTTTCTCAGAAGTAAACCATCCAATAGGTTTTTCTCCATGATTTTTTACAATTCCTGTTACAAGTGTTTGACCATCAGCACATAATAGAGGTTTATGAACAATAATAGGATTTGCAAGTTCCATCGGTGGCATTTGTGGTTTCTCTTCTTTAACTACTTTTTCGGGCGATATTGTGTCTTTGGGAGTAGTATCAGTTGTTTGACAACCCATTAACAGAAACACCGCCATTATCGATAATAGGTGTTTCATTTTGGTTTCTCCATTCTTCAGCGGTTTCTACCAATAAGTCAAGGTAATCAAATTTCTCTTTTACAAACTCTTGTACTTGGCCATCTTCAGTAACACATAAAATAACAATCTGTTTAATTTCTTTACCAGTTTGTTCTTCGTACATTTCTGCATAAGCTGAACATTGAATGTAATAGTTTTCATTCCAATCATCATTGCGTTCTTTAGTTGAAGTCTTGAAGTCTATAATAGACAGTACACCATTGTACTCTGCAATACAGTCAACTCTACCCGCTACTTTATATTTATCACTATAGAGTCCTGCTTCCTGTGCATGGATGTTATCTATATTTGACAATACTTTCTGTAGTTGAGTAAACAAACACCAAGGAAGAAAATCCTTCTGGTGGTGTTCTATACTTTCGTTATTAAGAAAATCCTCACACATATGGTGAACCTTAGTTCCCCTTGATGCAGCCTTACCAGCGATATAGTTTGCAGTCTTTTCACCTACACGTTTACGCCACGCCATCAGTCCAGACTTATTACGAACTGATAGAATAGTTGTGATTGATGGGTACTTGTTTCCTTCTGGTGTCTCATATAGACGAACACCGTCTGTTGTTGTTGCATTTATAGGGGGCAACTCCACATTCAAATGATTAAACATTAAGTTATATTTCGCATCCTTGTTACTAGTCTTTCTGCTCGATTGGTTACTTGGCGATACCAATTACTATCTACCATCTCATCTGCGGCTGCGTTCCAATCTCTTGAATCTACACCACGTTTCATTCCCTTAAACTTACTCAACCTTGGGCGGCCCATATTGAACATCATGTTCGCAATTATTCGTTG